GTTACCGCTGGCATCCAGTGTTAATTCTTGAGTTGCCCCATCGGTTCCGTAGATGGTGAAATTACTTGTGCCATCGACTAATCCCATCCAACGACTATTAACGCCAGTATCGGTAAACTGTAACAAGGGTGAACTACCACTGCGTTCAATCTGCAAAGTTCCGTTGTTAATTTTTACATTACCGCTGCTGTCGATGCGCATGCGTTCTGCAACGCCACTATGGACAAACTTCAAGTTAGTTGAGCTATCAGATGCAATACGGAACTTATCAACGCCATTATTGGAAAACTGAACCCAACCTTCTTCTGATGTAGTTGAACTGTCTACTTTTAGAACACCGTACTCTCCAGATGCGCCCTTAATGTGAAGTCCCGACCCATTACTACCAAGGCTAGGCGAACTCGTCCCAATCCCCAAGCTCTCCGCACTCGCACCCCAGAAGAACGATTGGCTTGATCCCGCCGAATCGTAGAAGCTGATGTCGCCTGTGGTGTGATTTATATTTACACGGTTAGAGCCAAGACTTTTTGCATCATTAAGTGTTTGAATAAATAATTGACCAGCAGATTGTCTAAACCGTGTGTTTAAATTAGTTGTATCTGTCTCATCTAAATCAAAGTTGACCGCTGCTCCACTAAGGTTTGCATCCCCATCCACAGTCAGCCCAGTAGTCGTAAGCGCACCAGTCATGGTATCGCCAGTGATCCTGACAAAGCCAGTAGCTGTATCTAGGGCATTCTTAAGTTCACTAAAGACTATCTTCTTAGTTTCAGTAGCTGATGTATCTACAATAGCTATAGCATCATCGTCAGCTACGTTAGCCCCAGTAAGGGCTGTTAATTCTGAGATCTTTTGATCTGCCATTTTATTATTCCTTTTCCCTTATCTGAGTTCTGCCCAAGTATTAAAGCTGACAAGTTGCTTATAATAGTAGTTGTTAGGTACTATCGTTTGCTGACTAGCACGAAACGCACCAGCAGTACCAGTGTTACCTGTAGTAATCCAAGTTGAATTATTAACAGAAACCTGAAATAGTCCTTCAGACGAAGCGCCCTGAGTAGCTACTTGAATTGGTCTGCCTGTAGTATTTTGATAAGAGGTATTAGCTGCTCTGCCTGATGAACTAAAGTCAGTCCATGTTTGACCAACACCTATAGCGTAGTCACCTACAACCTCAGTTGCTGATGCAGCTACCTTAGCTGGCGATACAAGGCTCTCAGTAGTACCTGTTCCAGTTTCCCATGTTGCTGTAGCTTGATCCCCTAGTAAACCAGTTTGAGTGCCAGAAGTGTTTACTACTTGTGTGTCATCTAGGATGCGAAAGTTATCACCTGTCTGGTCTAGGTAAGCTACAGGTATCCAAGCATCATTACCATTTGCTCTAATGTATAAGATAAAGGCATTGGTATCATACCACCATTGATTAGCGAAGGTAGTACTAGGAGCAGAAGTTCCTGAGTTGTTTGTAGCTATAGCTGATAGGACGTTGTTAATGTCGGTTCTAGCATTAGCTGCTGTTTGGTTAGCTATGTTGTAGTCGTGTTGTGCCATATTAGTATTCCACTATCCCTTCCAAGACGCTTACGCTTGGCGATACATTGTTGTTAGTGCTGTCGAGTTCAGCTTTGAATTTAAATGCTCTACCTGTGATTTCACCAGCAGCTATCTGCCAAGATCCCCATGTAGGAGAACCAGCAGGGTCATCATTAGTTGCAGCTACATAAACGGTTGTACTGAAGTCACCATAGGGTTGATCCTCATCTGACCAATCATCCCAATTATTAGGCCAAGTATCCCAGTTGTTAGGTATGTCATCCCAGTTTACTAACCCACCAGAAGCATTAGCATGATGCCTAGTAGAGGTTAAGTTAGTTGATACCCTTACAGTTCTAGTTGAGCCTGTGTCTAAATACCCTGTGAACTCATATGTACCTGTAGAGGGTGCAGTAGCAAAGCTAGACAATCTTAATTCATCAGGGTCTGGGCCTGTAGCTACAGCTACGTTAGTCTTACTACCAGCGAAACTTGGGTTCTCAGTGTCAGTCTGTGATGTACCTAACTCAGGTAGCTCAGATGACAGGACAACAACAGAGGCTACAGTCCCTTCGTTACCTGACTTATCATAAGGCTCAATAAAGAATGTTCCTGACAAAGCTGGGTAGGCTACAGATGTCGCTGGTCTAGCTACTTTATTAATTATGACTTGGGCTGAACCATCAGTGAATGTCGCTGTAGTTGATGAGCTATGCCACAGTTTATAGTACGACAGATCAAAGTCAGTTGAGGCAGTCCAAGCAAAGAATAGAGTACCACCAGATAACTGCTTCTCAAATGTAGATGGGGCAGAGGGGCCAGTAGTATCAGCTTCTACAGTCTTCTGTGCGTCTGTGAAATCACCCTTAACACCAAAGGCATTGATAGCTCTAGCTCTGACATCATAGACTATTGTACCTGCTGCACCAGCTAGAGGTGTCTCAATGTCTAAGACCTCAAATCTACCTAAGTCACCTGTGCCTAAGACACTGTAAGTTGAGTCTGTAGACTTCTTAAACTCTACCTCAACGTAATCTACACGTTCAAAGGCTGTAGCTGACACATTAACTACAAGGACGTTAGTTACATGCTCATTGATAATTCTATACTCTTGAGTAAGAGCTACAGCTACAGGTGGTACATCAAATGGTGATGGTAAGGTTGTATTATCACTCTCGTATACTGCACCATCAGAAACTTCATCAAAGACAGATTCACTGATCTCTCTAAGGGACATATTAACTAGGATGTCATAATCACCTTGTACACCAAAGTCCCAAGAAATAACCTCAAACTCTTTATTATCAAAACCTAATCTGGTATTGGTAAGACGTATAATATCTCCTACTTGAATTTGGAAAGCCTTAAGACCAAAGGTAGCTTGCACACTAAGCTGTTGCCTATTACGTTCTAAAGTTATACGAGACAAACGTCTAGCTTCTGTAGTGTTATCTGTAAAAGGTAACTGTAAGTCAATTACACTTTCCTGCCCACCATCAGCAGCTAATAGTGCATCATAAGTAGCTGAGTTAAGGACTGGCACTTGAGGAAAATCAGACGGTTGATAATCACTTTCTGGCCCCCTGAATGTCCCTTTAACCACATTGAAGTTATCTCTACGTGAATGTCTAGTATTAACCGATATGCCTGACCTAAGATCGTCTTCATTAAGGTCTAGCACTGGACTTGTGTAGTAAGCTGGCTTCATTCTCCACTTACCTTGAGCATACCACAGTAGTCCACCCATAGAAGTGGACAAGTTCTGTATAGCATCATAGGGAGTAGTGTTAGTGGTGAAAGCCCCATTAAGAGAGAACCTAGTTCCACCTGACAGAACAGGGTAGTTTAGATGGTCACAGACATTAGCGGCTATAGTGACAAGATCATCATCTACACTCTCAATATCTTCACTAATACCATAGTTATAGATAGTTGTATTAGTACTCTCTTTACCTGATGTAAGATAGTCTCTTAAGCATAATGCAGGATTGTCAGACCAAGCTGTAGTGCTTGTACGGGGGTCGTATACTTTCTTACCTTTGACTACAGCGGTAACTTCTGGAACACCATTAGGGAATGCATCTGCATCAAATTCCAACATAACGTAAAGGTAGGCTGTAGCTAATAGCTTACAATCTGTAGTCCATTGTGAAGGTGGTGTGACTCCACCCAAATCTGAGGATGTAACAGCAGTCTGTGTAGTAGTTCCTAGCTTCTTAACTATCTTAACCTTACCAACATATTTAGCTGGTGCTGTAACATCATTACCACTTAGAGTTAAAACTTCATCATTAAAATAGATAGTTTCAAACTCTTCTACTTCATGTCCAGCAAAAGCTAGTACACTGTGTAGGTATTTATTGTTATCTGTAGTGCCTTGGAAGACTACACCGCTGGCTATCCTAGTCTTACCGTAGATAACCTGATGAGGCATAGTCGAGCCTCTTTGAGTTATTAGATAGCCTTGGTCACCACCGCTTAACTCTGGTTGTGGCATTAATGCTTTGGTTAATACGGATGTTCCAAGAGAAAAGGCATAAGCTGCACTTGCAGACTGGGTAGCAAATTGTAGTTTTGTTAGGGTAGAACCTGCCGCTGGGCCAACATAGTATGCAACAGCAAAAGTAACTGCTGCTGTAATCGCAGCCCCTAGTTGAGAGTCTCTATCTAATAGATCAATGTCTAAACCGAATAAACCCATTAGCTTTCAGAACTCCTACCCCAAGCAAGTTTCTGGTCTTGCATACTAGCTACAAAATCAAATCCTGCATCTGTACTTGCACCAGCTATATCCCTAGACCTTTGATATTCAGCAGTATACCTAGCAACTCTAGCCCTTTCTAAGTCAATCAATTTGTTCTCAACCTTAACTTGAACAGTACCTGTGTCTGCCTCTTCAGCTATATTCATCTGATCCATGTAACCAGTAAATATCTCAGTCAGACCAGTTGATCTATCTTCTAGCTCAATACGTGAGCCATCTTCTAGTAAGATAAAGTTAGCACTTTCTTTCTGTAGACTACCTTTAGCGAACATACCAAAGTATATCTTACAGGTTCTACCTTGATAGGGAGTGCTAAGGGCTAAAGCTAATACCTCAGAGGGTAAGCCTGTAATAGTAATATCTGCACCTCTAGCAGCAGTCTCTGTAGTTTCCTCAATAGCAGAAATTCCTAACAAAGTACCAGAACCTGTCCAAGAAACTCCCTCAAAGGTAAGAGTACCTACACCTGTCCATAAACGTAAGACATCATCACCATCAAAGTTCATCTCGACAGCAAAGAAGGGGTAGATTACATTATCATCTAATGCATCAACTATTGTGTCAGGTAGAACTCTCGACATTACTGTAGGGCCTCTATAGCTTCAAAGGATATACCGTAGAAACTAGCATTGTCTATCGACCAAGAAGTAGTACTCTGCCCAAGTCTAAAGACCCCTTTAGGGCTACTATAGATTACAGTTTCGCCTGAGTATGTACTTCTTAGGTCAGGCCAGATCTCTAAGTTACCACTACCACTTTGGGCTACTAACACTTGGTGTAGTCTAGCAGCAGATCCTGTACCTAATTGAATATAGTCACCAGCTAGTAGAGTGCCTGTCATAGTAACTGATACTGTGCTATCCCCTGCTGTACCTGACAATGTAGGTGTACCACTCACTGTACCTCTAGGTGTAACATAGTCAGGGTCACCTAGTAGAAATGTACCTACAGAACCCTTAAGGGCTACCAACATAGCTTTCCAATCAGCAGCTAGATCCCTACGCACCGAGGGGATACTGACTGAGGCACTCCAGATTTGACCCTGATGGGAAATAACCTGTTGCTTATATGTAAACGGAGACTGAGAGACAGCTACAGCATTTACAGCACGTAGTTCAATACTCTCTATGCCAATAGTTGTAGGTGTATTAAGAGGGTAACTTATAGCCATAATTTATCCAAATGCTGATTTCATTGCACCACCTCTACGTCTTTGGTTCATAACTGCACCTACGGACTGATTGATGATAGCTGGTGAGGCTTGTGCTATTGTCTGAGTAATAAGTCTCTTAGTATCGTCTGAGGTATTAGCTGAGATATTGAATACTTGGTTTACTACTGTACCGCCAGCACCCTGACCTTTAGTGTGATCTACGACAGTCTCTCTAGGGTGTAGCATAGCCATAAAGCCACCCTTACCATCTAAGCCACCTGATCTTGGGCCTGAGCCTGTGTAGCCACCACCATCATAATTACCAAACACCCCTGTCGGTCTTTTAGGTGGAGCTACAGTACCCTTAGTACCAGCAGCAGAGGCAGGAGCAAAGCTACCTGTAATGGCACCAGCTATAGATTGTACTAGCTGTTCAACAACAAGTATTCTGTATAGCTGTTGTATGATGTCAGCAGCCATAGATCTGAAGGCATCTTTAGCTGATGTAGTTCCATCTACTAGCTGCATGAAGAAGTTACCAAAGGC